TAAAAAAGGGGGCCTTTGGTAGAAGTTTGCTTATGAATGATTTAGTTAAGAGGATGACTACTAATCAAGATGTAGACGCCATAGAAGATATTATGTTAAACGAAGAAAATCCTTTAGAAGGGGCTCTTATGGATTTTCCTGAGGCCAAACCGGTGGAATTTCGCGTTGATTCTGAGCAACACCATTCAGATGGAAGCGAAACTTATGTTACCCCCCATCCAGAGGTTCTTAAACTTATCAGAAAAGATGCAATGAATCGATTGTTATTTAATCAGGTTCTTACTATTGGGGTTTCTGGGGATAGTGAAAGAAGTATTGGTGAAATCGTTAATCTCTCTATTATGTCATCTGAAAGTCCTTCAGGAGGAGATCCTCCAGAGGATAAATTTTTGTCTGGAAATTATATAATAACGGCTCTTGCTCATATAGTAAACGGCAAAACAGATAGTTATGAAACGGTTATGGAATTAAGCAAAGATTCTAACATTAGAGGATAAAAAATGTATCCATCCAAAAATTATTTTGAAGGCATTGTAGTTGCCAGAGAAGACCCAAAATTTATGGGAAGGATAAAAGTTCGGGCTATAGGATATGATGCAATTGGTCCTATGGCAGAACAAGATGCTCCTGTAGAAGATTTGCCTTGGTGTCATATTGTCACACCAATCAATGATGAAGTAAACACGGCCCGGGCCCCGGCGCTAGGAACTAGAGTTTGGGGATATTTGATGGACGGAGAGGCCGGAGAAAAAAGAATAGTTGTGGGGCAAATTAATATAGGATATAATGAAGCCCTAATAGCAAATGATGGAACTGGAAGAAACCTTAGGGACGCTGGATTACCAGACACACAGACGGACGCGGCCCTTATAGAGGCAGGAGCAACTCCGGCCAATATCGCGGCCGCGGCCGCGTCAATGCCTAGAACTTTGATAGGGACTGGCCAGGCCGCCGATGCCGATGGTTTTATTCGAGAAGGGGCCTATTCAGATACTACAGGAGAATTTTCTACATCTTTTAATAATGCAGCAACAAACCGTGTGATTGCAGATAAGAGCGCAATGTATAATGCCTTATTATCTGCAAGAAATGAACTAAGAAGTCTAACGCCGGCTGCCGTTGTTCGGGCCAAAGCTGGAATTCCGAGGTTATAATGCCGACCATAAATAATCTTAATCCAGAACTAACTGAAGGAGAGAATGCTCTTATGCAGGCGAGCGATGAAGAATTGCGCGCCGTGGTATATGATGGCGCAGAACTTCCTGGTGTGGGAGGAATAGGACAAGTAACACAAGTAGCCCAGGGCGCCAAGCAGCGGGGATTGCTTGATAGCACGGAGTCTGATGTAGATGCAGTTATTGGTGTGTTGATTGGAGTTGAAGCAGGGCTTTTTGTTGCAGAAGAGACAATTGATTTTATTCAGGAGATTAGTGCCGATGATGTAGATGGATTTTTGGAACATTTGTCGCCAGAAAATTTAGAAAGACTTGTGAAGGAGGGTATTACTAAAATTACAGATGTTGTCGAGGATGCTGGCGAATTAATTGGTAGAGAATTTGATGCAATAGGGGATAGTCTTACTGACATAGGGCAGGATCTTGGGTTAATAGATACGCCTACCTCTCTTGCTGGTACTGATCTTTATAGTGTTGCTCCAGAGTATGGGGCATTTGGATTAGATCCAACCTCGGCTTCAATGCCAGGAGCGGTTGATACTTCAGAGCTTGGTGCCGATGATCCAAATATATTTGATGGGATAGACAAAGGTCAGTTGAGTAAAATAGCCAGCGTTGGTTTGAGTGTGGGTGCTGGGTTTTTGTTGAGTACCAAAGAAGGGCAATTGGCCGTGGCCTCGGCCCTCCAGGCAATACGCATAATTCAAAAAATTAAGCAGGCAAAGGAAATTGCCGAAAAGGCTTTGGCGACATTATCTAGATTGGCTTAAAGGGACATTAGATTAATGGAAAAAATAGACTTTAATTCATTATATGTAAAGGCCTCCGAGGCCGAAGCTAAAGTTGAAAAACTTGCGGCCGAGTTGGAAGCCGCCCAGTCTTCTGAACAGGCAAGTTTTGCAGATGCTCTTAATAGTGTTGATAATGATGGAACCAATCCTTCATTTTTTGCCAATGCTTCTTTAGTTGAGGCGTTTCCTGATCTTGCAGTATTTAATTTCAAACATAAAATTGATGCGCTCAGTAATCTTAGCTCTATTCTTACTGGAAGCCAATCTCCAAAGCCCGATCATTCGGCGTCTATACAACAACCTTTAAAAACTCCTGGAGCCAAAATATATACTCAGGTAGATGCCAATAAAAAACTCAATAAACATCCTGACGATGGTGGCCTAGTTCCTAAAAAGAGTAGACTATCTAGGTTGGGAGGACCTATAGCCGATATTATTCCTGGATCCGAAGGGGCCAAAGAGCCTAACGATACCAATATGTCTTCTTTGGCGTATGGAGATCAAGATACTCATCCTATTGCCAGTATTCAAAAAATGGAAAAGGAGTTTGTGATTACTAGTCAGGGGGAGGTTTGTTCTGAACCGGCGGATTCTTATGCCGCAGTTTATCCTCTCAATAAAACTTCAGAGAGCGAGTCAGGGCATTTTCGAGAACTTGATGATACTCCTGGCGCCGAAAGAATTAAAGAATCTCATCGCACAGGATCATATTATGAAATTCATCCTGATGGATCAAAGACCACAAAGGTTGTTCGGGATAATTTTGAAGTAGTAATAGGCAGCGATTACACTAAAATAAAGGGAACGTGTGCCGTACATATAGAACAAAATGCCGAGCTTTTTTGTCATGGTGATGTTAATATGATGAGCATGGGCCAGGCAGATGTTTTTGCATTGACACAGGCCTCTGTGACTGCTCTTGGGCAAGCCTCTGTGGTTGGGCTTGGCGAGGCCTACCTTGCCTCGTTAGGAAAAGCAGCGGTGACTTCAACAGGAAAATCGTCGCTATTTTCTACCGGAACGACAGAAGTTGTGGGGCTTGGATCAGTTGATATGGTCTCGGCCGGAGTAACAAATATTGTATCCGGGCCAGGTGGTTTAAATTTAGCAACCGATGGAATAATGACGTTTAGTGATTCGTTTGAGTCTCAAACTCTTCTTGGTCTAGCCACAGGATTTGTTTTAACTGGCATGGGAGCTGGAGGTCTTGTTAAAGCCGCTGGTGGAGTTCAAACTGGGGCGGCAGGAAAGGCGGCCGCCACGGCAGCAAAGGCCAAGGTCATCGCGCCTGGATAAAATTAATTTTATTATTTAGGATAAATAAAGGGAACGCATACAACACAAGGAAAACTTATCTTGGCATATTCACAGACATTAGATAAACCTTTATATCAGGATTTAGACCTTAATTTTACGGCTCATCCAAATACACAAAAAATCAGCATTCTATCTGGAAATAGGGCTATCACCCGGTCTGTCAGAAATTTATTGATGACACAGCATTATGAAAAGCCTTTTCATCCAGAGATTGGTTCTCATGTGACATCATATCTATTTGAAAATGTAGATGAAGATACGGCAAGTGGATTACAAGGGAATATTGAGGCTGTTTTAAATAATTATGAGCCTAGAATAACATTAAATAACGTGACAGTTCATGTAGATCCTGACCAGAATGGTTTCTATGTTACTCTATATTACTTTATAAAAAGTCAACCAAAAGAACAAATATCTGAATTGTTCTTAGAGAGAGTACGATAAAATGGCAACAACATCAAGAACAAAAACACTAAAAGTATCAGAACTTGATTTTGACCAACTAAAAGGGCAATTCAAAACTTTTTTGCGAAATCAAGACCAGTTTACTGATTATGATTTTGAAGGATCAGGTATGTCCGTTCTTATGGATTTGCTTGCATACAATACTCATTATAATGCCTTCTATGCAAATATGTTGGCCAGCGAAATGTTCTTGGATAGTGCAGTCGTTCGAGGTAGTGTTGTTTCCAGGGCCAAGCAATTAGGATATGTTCCAAGCTCTGTGACAGGAGCTACGGCCAATCTTAATGTCACTATTCAAAGTCCAGAGACTTCGGCTGCTGGCGTGAACGAAATTACTATTCCTAGATATACTAAATTTGTCACGTCCTTGGACGACAGAGCCTTTACATTCTTGACCACCGAACCGAATACGGCCACTTTACTCGACCTTTATAATGACAGAAGCACCTTCTTGGCCTCTGATGTGGTAGTCAAGGAAGGATATTATTTTACCCAGTCATATGTGGCGGCTGGAGTCCCTACAGAAAAATTTACCATTCCTAGCGCAAATGTAGATATGTCCACCGTGTCCGTGTCCGTTAATAGTGTCAAGTTTAATAAGTCCGATAATTACACTTCAGTCGAAGGTACGAGTAATGTATTTTTTACGCAAGAAGGCGGCGATGGTTTGTATCAAGTTTATTTTGGTGACGGGTCTGTAGGTAGGGCCCTGGCATCGGATGATATTGTATTCATCGAATATCTAGAGTCCATGATGGGGCCAGGAGGAAACGGCGCCCGAATATTTCAGTTGGGAGATATTTTTCAGGGCCCAGTTGTTCCTATCGACGGGGCCACCGTTGCTTTGGCAAATGGAAATGCCTTATATGCAGCCTCTGGAGGAACCAGTAAGGAGCCAATAGATTCTATCAAGCATCTGGCCCCATTAAACTTTGAGGCCCAGAATAGGTCTGTCACGCTTGGAGACTATAGGGCCAGGGTCTTGAATGATGTTCCTGGAGTAGATGCCGTTACTGCCTGGGGAGGAGAGAAAAATAATCCTCCAGAATATGGAAAGGTTTTTGTGTCGGTTAAGATGAAAGACGGCTATGCCATGTCTTCGTTTGACAAAGAGAAAATTAGGGCTACATTACGCAAGCAAAATGTCGTGTCTGTTGATCCCATTATCATAGATCCTGATTATCTATTCGTGGCTTTGAATATTCATGTCATGTACAATAGTGACGAAACTACTTTAATACCTTCTGATCTCAAGAATCTAGTTCTACAGACAATTACTAATTATTCATCTATGGAATTAAATAAATTTAATAGTTATTTTAGATCATCTCATCTCCAACGATTAATTGATACCACAGAGATTTCTATTACAAATAGTTTGATGGATGTCAAGCTAAAGCAAGAGTTTACTCCATTGGTCAATTTTGTAAAAAGCTATGATATAAAATTTTCAAACCCAATTTTTCATCCACATTCGGGGCATATGCCTGTGTTATCATCAACGCTATTTTCTTATCTGTATGGCACAAGTCTATATTTGGATTGCTCTTTAGATGACGTGGATGGTATTGTTCGTGTAGTCCAGACAAAGGTGGATGGAAGTAAAATGAACATCACAAATGTCGGAACAATTAACTATGATACCGGGGCTGTGAATCTAAAGGATTTTGTTCCCATTACAATTAATGATGGGTCGACTACGATTAAGTTATACGCGCAGCCTAGAGTAGAAGATGCCATTCCTGCATTTAATCAAATTGTTACTATTAACCCGAGTGACGTAACTATTACCATGGTCGACGATACTTCTTTGACTTCTGCTGATCGGCCTGGAACTCCGGAGTCGGTTGTTGCCTCTCGTGGAACATATTCTACGACAGACACGGGAAGTGGATCTGGATCTAGTGGAACAGGATATTAGGATAGATAATGGCTACTGCGAATTCCGCAAACCTTCATAAGACCTCATATTTGGTCAAGGACCAAGTTCCTGATTTTGTTCGGGCCGATCATCCTAGATTTGTTCAGTTTCTAGAGCAGTATTATGAATATCTTCAGTCTGCAAATACTGGCATTTATGATTCTGTAGCAAATACATATTTTATGGGGCCAACTTATTTTACCAAAAAGGCCCTTGATTATATTGACGTAGACGCCACAGACTTTGATAAATTTCTTGACCAGTTCAAGGCCGAGTTTGCTCCTAACCTTCCAAAACAATTAGATAATATTTCTAACAAGCCTGGGTTCTATAAAAATATTTTAGATTTTTATCGTGCCAAAGGAACAGAAGATTCTTTTAAGTTGCTATTTCGATTGCTCTATGGAGAAGAAATTGAACTCTATTATCCTAATCGAGATATTCTTACGCTAAGTGGAGGAACTTTTTTTCCTGAGGTTCGTATTCGATTGGGAACCACAGACAATATTGAAGACATTGTTGGCAGGAGAATCTATGGAGCAAACTCTGGAGTCTATGCGACTGTAGAGCGCATTGAGCGTGTATATGATAATATTGAATTCCCTTGGAGAGATCCTACGGATAGAAACGATAGCGTAACTTTTGCCTATCTAAATAAATTTTCTATTTCTAATACGACAACCACACAGACAGAATTTGATATTGGCGAGGAAATTTATACAGGAAACGTAGGCGGGAATCATGTGAACACGACGATTCTTGCATCGCCTACCAAGACTGTTTTCTTTGATGACTTTTCTACATATGCCAATGTTAATTTTATGTTAGCCCCTTCGGACAATCGTGGTGCATTGACCGATTCGGTCACTAGACTTAGTGGCGACTTTAGTGCCCAGACTGCCTTTTCTACCTATACAGGAAACTATGAGGGACGATGGTTTGATCGGCGAACTGCTGATGATGCAAATACTTCGGCATATGTTAATTATGTCAATCCAGGAATAACTTTTGTTGATGATGAGAGTGCTTCTGGTAATAAGGTAATGGTCATTGGAAACGAAGGCAATTCACATGGAATTACTACGTTAACCGACCCAAATCAAAATACTGAAGACCTTGTGAAGTTAGTCCATAATGATAATATTGCAGTTGATCCAACCAAAATATATAGATTCACTACGCGAGTGAAAGATCCATTTCATTATTATTCTGATTCTTCTGCGCTCTATGGGGCTACTCCTTTTTTCAATAGTGGATATTCTGCTCTCAAGTCGGATGGAATAACGTTTAACTCTCCTCCAGGTGTTTATCCTTATACAGGCGAGCATACAATTCTTAGTTCTCGTCGCCCTTCTGGCGCAATGACTTCAAATGGAATAGAGTTGGCCGCTCAATCTCCGGGGAGTTGGACCGACGATTGGCGAGTGTTCCAATCTTATGCGACAGGTTCTAGCGTATTGTTTGATAGTGATGGCGAGGGCCCTCTCCAGGAGTATTCTAATAGTTTAGTTCAATTTGAGGCCTCGACAATACATACTAATGTGTATTCGTATATAGATTCCCCGGCAGCCTTTCATACAGACACGGCTTATATGCGCCCCTTTATTCAGGTGGCCCATAATCATAATTGGGTGCCTATGTGGTGGGCTAGTTTTGAAAATCCCGCTTCTGACTATTTACCGACCATGAGATATGACGAAGATGGGGTTTGGTCGGGGGCCCCTCTTGCCGTTACGTTATTGACAAGATATAAGTCAGATGACCCAAGCGTTTCGAATAATTCTACAGGAAATCTTTCTATTGATACCACACATTCTCTATATGGTGGGGCTAGTATTCGTCATCGAATTCCAGAAACGATTGATTATGTTTCGGGGTTTGAGATGTGGAATTCACTTTTGAACGGCAATTCTCAGTTCGGATGGCCGAACCATTATGACGCCGAACAATTGGCCCAATCCGGAGGAATTAAGGTTCCAAAAGGAAAGAGGTGGATATTTTCGTATTGGACGTA